TGCGGTGGGTGCATAGGTTTTATTTATATCACCAGCCACGTTGTTGCTTGCGGTGAACTCGCCTTTCTTAATTTCGCTTACTGTGATTAATGTGTTATTGTGTGGTATTAGCATGTTATTCTCCTTTATTCGTAAAATTATGCACTTCTATAATTAACTTAACCTTTCTACCATCATCTTGATATTGAGAAAAATAATGCAATGCTTCTCTGGTGGTTTGGATTTTACCCCCAATCCCTTGCACTTCCACAATTCCATCAATGATGATTTTATATTCTACTGTATCTTCCATATTATTCCTCTCTCGGTTCGTGATATTCGCCTTTAAGGGCTTTAGCCTGCGCATCACGCTTATAGCCTTGTAGGATATTATAAACTGGGCGGGTAATATCATATTGAATTGCTAAGATTGCTGCTTTAATTTTCTTTTTATGGCTTGTGTCAAGTCCTCGTGCCGCATCATATCCTTTACATGCTTTTTCAACAATCTCATCTGTTATTAGTTTTGGATTTGTCATATAGTCCATCTTTGTTAATTCTTCAAAGCACTTTGCAATAAATGATTGTAATTCACCACAATCTAGGTGGTATTTGCCAAACACATCATCTGGTTCACCTAAATGCTCCATGATAAGTGCGTCTATGGTTTCGTAATCTGGGTTTGTCATTCTGATTGCTCCTTTTTTAAGTCACCATCAACATCGCAATGTAATGGTGGATAGCCATGCTTCCAAAGCGTAATTGCTCTAAATGGTAAATGTAAAATTTTTGATATAAAATTAGCAATTAGTATTGCTAAAAAAAATGTAAGAATAGGGTGATTGCCCATAAAATCTAATGTTAAAAACACACGCCCTCCTTATCCCACACTGGGAATGGAAAACCACCACGCTCAGTAATTATCCAATCATCTATGTATAAATCATCAAATCCACTATGTTGCACAAATAATTTGCGGTTCATATTATACTCAATAATCCCAACTTTATTAAAGGACATAACCTTACCAATTTGCTTAACTACATCAAACTCTTGCTTATTCATCAACGCCACATTGTGCGGGGTCTTGTGGAAACGATAATTATTACCTACATTTTCACGTCCATATAAGCCTTCCGCCCAACCTGTCATCATTCCAGTCCATGCTTGCGGATTTTCAAACCCCTGCTTAACCGCAAAATCCGCATAGCCTAGCTGTGTTGTGTAAAAATATTCAGTCATTGTTTCTCTCGTCTATTATGGTTATTATATTATTTTCTCTAATCACTGCACGGCAACCATCACCTATAGGGTATCTACCATCTGGCAAATTATTGCCTAATTTACTTAAAACTAAATTAACTTCCTCATTAATAGGTAATTTATATTTACGTTCAAGCAAACGAACAACAGCATGGTCGCTGAAACATAAAGTTTTTTTTGTTTGCGCTTGCATTTTTTCAATTTCTAATTTTAATTTAGATTGTTGTCTTTGGGCTTCTATAATGACTTTTTGATTTTCATCATATATTTTTTGCTTAAAAACTAACCTAGAAGCAATATTAATAAAATCATCAACCATCATTTATCTCCTCCCATTCGGCGTTGAATTGTTCTAAGTTGGTTAAAAGTCTATCAGGATAAACGTCAATCACCTCCGCATCGGCTTCAAGAACTTGACGAGCTATAAATGAAGCGTGCTTTTTGCCTACGGCTGTCCTTATTCGTTTAGCTCCTACCTCTACCCGCTTATCACTAACTTTTTTGCGGTATTTTTTAGGTGGTTGTGTCATAAATCAATCCTTCAATGCGATTTCAATTCGGTTGCCTTGCTCGTCTAGGGCGTGGGTGATTGTTATTCTCTTAATTAAATCTGTAGCTTCCACCATTGAATTATAATGAAGCATATCCCGATTAACTAACCAAGCACAATTCATGGGTTTTTCTTCATCGTTATCAGTCCACCATACCATTAAACTATGCGCTGCGTATAAATGAAGCAACTTCGCATCATCAGCCGTTGGCTTACTTGGGAGCGGTGGGAGTGCTGTCCAATATAATTCACCAGCTTTGCAATACCCACGGATTGCACCACTATCTAAATCAAAGCCTATAAACCCTCCATTCCAATCCTTTGCTTCCTTTTCAGTATAAACTATATCAGAATAAACCACTGTGTAGGTATTACCATTATTAAATTGCTCAACGCTAACTAACATACCGCCCCCGCTATTTCTTCTGCTTGTTTAAGTAAGTTTTCCGCTTCAATAGCGTTTTCTTGTTGGGTGCAATCACCTATCATACAATTACCATCTAGCCGTGACATTCTGCTTAATCCTGCTGCCCATAACTCAATCACCCTAGCTATTGCCTCAGTTTTTGTTTCCGTTGCCATAACCCCGCCGTGGTTTATTTTCGTTGATGCGATTAGTTTTTCAATGTTGTTCATAATTTATGCCTTTGCAAAGTTTTATCAAATCTTAATAATTCTTGGTATAATTTTTTGGGTATTTCTTGCCAGTTATGCCCATCATAATTTTCAATGCTCCAATAATATTTTTCATCTTCCATCTTTACAGTAAGCCCACCGTAATAATTACCTATTGTGCCAATTTGTTTTTCAATGTTAGTCATTTGTTGCCTCCAGTGCTTTAGTTGCGCCATAAATTATAGTCATTAAATCATCTCGCAACATCGCTATCTCAGCGTCTTTTGCTGCTATGCGTTCATCGTTTAGTTGCTGGCAGGATTGCCATACTTCTAAAGGAGAAACTGAAAGATGCGTGTCTTGCGTCCACCAAACCTCAAACTCCGCCCTTGTTTCATCTTGATTTTTCATTTTATCCCCTATTATGTGTATGTGTCATTTTTGGTTGCACTATTATTTCACCAATATGTGAATTATCAACCACGTGGTTAGTTGGTTTTTCATGCGCTTTAATTGCTATGGCAGCAACTACCACTGCAACCAATGTAGCGCATGTTATAGATTTATACCCAATCATCTTCATCTCGTTTTGAATAAGAAGCAATAAATAAAAGAAAAATAAAAATTACAATAAATATCGCTAAAGCAAAACCAACAACCATTCCTTCATAGAAAAAATCCATCACTCACTCTCCAATTTCGCAATAGCTGCGGTTAGTGCTGCTTCCATACCGTTGATACATATCATGGTTGGAAAATTAATATTATTAGCAACACAAGCTGCTATCACCACCTCATCGCTCAACAACTTAGCTTTAATCACGTTAATCGCTGCTTTCGCTGCATTGCTAATGTCCTTTGGATTGCCAAAAACCTCACGTCTAATTGCCAAAGCCACTTCTTTCACTAACTCACTCATTTCATTTTTCCTTAATTTCCAACTATTGTAAAACAACCATGCAGCATTATTGCTATTGCCAACATGTAAATTGCATCTTCTAACTCACTCATATTATTCACTCCCCAATTCCGTTGCTAAATATTTCTCAAAAACAACCCGCATTTCTAGCAACTGCTGGTCTAGCAATTCGCAAAATCCAAGTGTTACATTTGCGCTGTCAATAGCGTTTTCGCATTCGTTAATCATTTTTTACCAGCTCCCAATTTTGATTAAAAACATCTTGGTGACAAAAATATGTTCGGTTATCTGAACCATCAATCTTAAATACATGTCCATTATAAAAAACCACAGAGATTTCATCTGCATCAAACTCAAGAACTTTATCCATTCCATGAATTAAGATATCTTTTATTGTTTCATAATTAAAAGATTTGTTTATAATGCTATCTATGTGAGAAAGCAAAACTCCGCTTAAAAGAGCCGATTTACCTTCTAGTGTTTTGCGTTTATAGTTTTTTATTTCACTCTCTTTCATACAGCCACCCCCATCAAATCAGTCCAGCCGTTATTATGATAAAAACTTTCCGCAACGTAATATTCGTGCGTATTTTCTTGATTGCAGCCTAAAGCCTCAAGCATTGGATATTGTATGCATTTAGAAATATGCTCTGCTAATTCTCCCCTGTAACGCTCATCTTCTGCGTGGTCAATGCCACGTTGTTTTAATAAAGCTATTCCTTGTTTGAAAAACTCAACGCAAGTGTCGTTAAGGTTGTCTAATTCCGTATATAACGGGTCATATTGGTAATCCATGTTATTCTCCATAAATATCTGGTTTAGGTAATCCGTAATAACTCACCACGTCATCACCTGCAATTAGCCTGTTCGTGCGGTTAATATTTGGAACTTCAAGCGTTGCAAATAGCACAGCCGTTAGCGCAAACATTAAAATTAATTGGTCACGTAAGCTATTCATTGGTTTTCTCCACTATGGTTTTAATATCGTATAATGCGTTATCCATCTTTGCAGAAATATAACCTAAGCAAAGATGCGGATTTTCTGCTAGATTTATTTTATTAACCGAACTTTGTATAGCATTCCCTGCCACTTCCAACGCCTTTACTAATTTATCTATGGTTGCCCTACTATTATCAACCATAGATAAATTGATTAAGTTTTCTATTGCATCAATCATCTCAATTCTCAAACGGGGCGTTACCCCGAATGCCCCTGTTGGTTGTTAAACTTCATGCTTGCAATCATCTTGATTAGCCAAATCAAGTAATGCGTTAAATAATTCTGTAGTTTTGCTTTGCGCATCTTGATAAATCCTATAAGAACCATACGCCTCTTGTGGCGTGTTGTTTGCCAATTCATTCGCATCAAAAAACAATCTAGCTTTTTGTTGAATTTCTTGAAGTGTAATTTGCATTTTATTTAATCCTTATTAGTTAAACCAGCCGTTGCTGATAAGGTGATAATATGCGCAATTAATATTAATGTCAATGGTTATTTTGTATTGACTTAATATTTTTTTACTATATAATAGATACATACAACAAAGGGGATTAAATTGAATAAAAAAGTGCATATTATATTAACAGAAGAGGCTTACGAGCTACTTGGTAAAATCCAAGAAATGATAAAGCAAAAAGAAATGGTGCAATACTGCACACAGTCACAAGCAATAACCAAGGTTTTAGTTGCGTATTATGAGGTGGATAATGGATAGGCAGGAAGCGATTGAAATATTAACGGAATATAAGAAGTGGGAGTTGGATTGTAATCATTGTAAATCTGATTTACATACTGCTATTTATTATTCATCAGCTTTAGTAGCTAAAGCCATAGACACGCTCATTGCACCCATACCCATCACAGATGAGATGGTGGAGCGTGCTGCTATGGCGGTGAGGCTTGATGAAGATTTGATAGAGCCTTGCAATGTGTGTGGAAGATATGAATTGCAAGAACTTACTGTCCATTATGATGGTGACATAGACCTTAAGGCAATTTCTCAAAAAATACTAACCGCAGCACTGGGGGACAATAATGCAACTAACTGACACAGAAAAAGCTATCGTGCGCAAGCATATTGAATATGCTGGAATGAAAGAAGATGCAAGGCTAAATCGCATTGCTATTGAGATGCAAGAGGCTAAGCATAGAATTGATACAATAATTAAAAACGCTAAAAACACTGGGCTTTACGCAGAGCAAATTGCGCTTATGAAACAAGAAAGCAAATCTTATAAGCGGAGATAAACAGAATACCACCAGTTTATGCCTTTTTTCTGGTGGTTGCGTGCGACGGCGGTGGGTGACTGACCACCGCTGGCGCATTTAACTTTAACAATATGGGTGATTATGAGTGTATTTGCGGTTGTTAAATTACGATATATTGATAATATAAGCGGTTATGAGCATTGGTCGGTCTATGAGCCTAATAAACATAGAATTGATTGCGTTAGTTATGAAGCCGCTATTGAATTATGCAAACAAATTAATTTAGAAATTGAGAAAACATTAAATATTGGAGGTTATAAATCATGACTGAGAAAAAAGAAAAAAAAGCCATACGAGTTTGGAAGCAACGAAAAGAAGTTTTTAGATTGCGTGCTGAAAGTTACACTATTAGGCAAATATCAGAAAAAACAGGCGTATCCACTGGAAGTATTGACGGCTATTTTGCCAATCGTAAAAATATAACAAAATCATTTGCAGAAGTTGAATTGTTCCAAAGTGACCTTAATAATCAAAACTTAGGCGTTGGGTTGCAGCGTTTAGAAAACATTCAAAACAATCAATTAAAATCTATTGTCTTTGATTATGTTAAAGGCGTATCTGTTAAGGATATTATTGCAAAACATAATATCACTAAAATAACCAGTGAATATGTATTAGCAATAATGGTTGATGACGAAATAAGCACGGCTCGTAAAAGAGTTGTGGCTAAAGTGCATTATGACCGTGCTAGTCCTGATATTAAGGTTAATACGTCAACCCAAAAAGAAAAATATCGTGCTGCAAAAGTTGATGAATGGGATTTTGGCAATGAACAATTTATAGCAAATGATAGTGCTATTCCTGAATTAAGGCGGTGGTAACTATGGTTGCGCTGCTAATATGTGTGCGGAGAGGTGATTTATATTAGCGTTTTTTGTGTCATGCGCTCTATTGTTGCTGGTTGCTCTGACTTAGTGTGCGTCCACCATGTTTTATTTCTATTGGCTGCGCACATAAAGCGATAAGCGGCATTTCCAGCGTGACTAGTGATTAAACCGCTATGCTCCCGCCAATTTACCCGTTCAATAAATTTTAATGAATGATACATTTCCATTGCAGCATTATGTTCATATTTTAATCTTTGCTCCAATTCTGCTATTTTATTTTGCAAATCATGTGGCATTACGCAATCGCCGATTGTGACTTTTTTCTTATGTGTCATGATTACTGTTCCAATATAATTTCAATACTACCCTTTTTACCATTGCCCCAATCTATGGTTATTGGGTGAAAATACCTATCGTCAATTTTTATCTTTTGCGAGATACCATCGAGTAACGCTTTGCATGCAGCTAAACAATTATCTAAATCCCTGCGCCTCTTATCTGGCGGATTAAATAATATTATAACCTTAATTTGTTTTTCTTTAAGGTCAACCAAATCAAGCACAATATTGCTGCCATATGCTTTGTATTTTTGAAATATAGTATTTTTTTTATATTTATCCACTCTTGCATTTGGTTGCAATTCCTTTGGAAACCAATTATAAATTATGTGATGTTTTGTCATTAAAACGGCACTCCCCACCATTGCCAAGCATTGCAAGCCACTGGCTTTATATCTTCGGGTATTTGCCTATTGTTATTTGCTGTGCATAAACCCATACTGTGAAATTCACAATTTGCGCACTCCTTCTTATCAGGTAATGATTTAAGAATATCTATTGCACGTTGCAAACTCTCAATTAAATAATGCTTATCTTGGGGTAAAATCATAATATAGAACCTCGTAATATTTGCTATCAGGTTGTTTTTTAATATATACTGTTTCAGGAAGTATAGCATGTTCTTTTGCTATTGCGATTAATTCAGTGACACTAGTTGCTTTCAAATGTTCGCCATTAGGAAACCATTGCTTTAATCGTTTTGATGCTCTGGCTAATCCTAACCATTCGCTGCAATATAAAGCAACCCCCCAGTGATAATCTATGCGCATCGTTTCATTGCCATTGTCACGCTTTATATGATGCTCAAAAAATATGTGGCTTGGGTGAATGCCTAACTTAACCTCTATGGGTTTATTTATAATATTGCCTTGCGCTGCAATGTCTCCATGCGGTGTTTTTTGCACAAATGGCGCACCACATTTGATGCAGTGTGTAGCTTTTGCGTGATTAATTTCTTCGCAACCTTCCCATGAAGGCTCTAAGTTATCTGCAATACACCTCTTAAATGGCGCAGTTCCAGCCTCCCCGCTATCAGTTAAAGCCTTTTTGCCTTGTGGTTGGTTGTCAATCGCTCCGAACCTATCAACATTGCCTCCATAATCAAGCAGCAAGCAATGCGTTTTACCTTCAAATAAACGCATTCCACGCCCAACCATCTGCACATAAAGCCCTCGTGATTTAGTGCTGCGCAACAATACCACACAATCTATTCTAGGAATATCCGTTCCAGTGGTTAGCACTGCATTATTGCACAAATAATCATAAGTGCCATTACGAAGTCTTTGTATAGCCTTTTCACGTTCATTAGCTGGCGTTTTATCATAAACCACTGCGCCCTTTAATCCACGGCTCTGTAGCAATTTATGCGTATGTTGCGCATGTTCTACCCCTGCACAAAAGAACAAGAATGATTTATGTTGTGTTGCTCGCTTAAAAACATCATCAAGCGCACGTTCAGTTACGCAATCAGCCATAAAAGCATTTTGCATTTCTCTTTGGTTGTATTCACCCGCAACAGTTCGCACATTGGATAAATCCACTTGCTCGGCGGTTGGTGATTTTGTATAAACTGGTGATATATAGCCACGTTCAATTAACTTTAATATTGGATATTCAAAGCATATATCTGTAAATATTTCACCATTAAGCAAATGCCCCCCTGCCATGCGATAAGGCGTTGCAGTCAATCCAATAACTTTAATATTAGGGTTGTTTTTTTTTAATCCATTTAGAAATGTGTGATACCCACCTTCTGCTTTATTTGGCAACAAATGACATTCATCAACAATAATCACATTGCGATAACCAAATATTTCAGCTTTATCTCGCATGGATTGAATGCCACCAAAGATAATAGGTTGATGCGCCTGTTTTTTGCCAAGACCTGCACTGTATATTCCTGCGGGCGCATTGTGCCATAAAGTCATTAGCTTTTCATGGTTCTGTGCTATCAATTCCTTAACATGCGTTGCCATAATAAATCGCTGGTCTTTATCCATAGCCATGGCGGAACGTATCAATTCTGCAATCACAACGGATTTACCGCTTCCAGTTGGTAACACAACAAGCGGATTGCCTTTGTTGCCCCCTGCAAAATATTCATACACGCTATTAACTGCGTCTATTTGATAATCTCTAAGTTGCATGACATTCCTCCGCATAATCGCACCATCTGCACATGTAAAAATCGGTCTTCTCACTTATTCGCATTAATGGCTCTTTTGCCCTTATTATTCTATCCGCTCTATCTATAAGCATTTTGGCATATCCTTTATCATATTCAGTTCTACAGCTATCAAAATCTCTAACGCCTGATAATGACACAGTCATATAATGGCGTGTCACGTCCATATAGTGCATATAGATTTGCGCTTGCCCATAATAAACAATATCCCAATGTTGTAAGGTTGCCTTTTCACCATGTTTTGCTTTAAGATTTTGAAACTCTGCAAACTTTTTATGGTTAGTATCTTTGTGTTCCCACAAATGAACAGTCTTAGGGGCTTGATGCAATCCTCTTATCATGCCGTCTATATGCCCTGCAAACTTACCCTCTAAATCAGTAAAGCCGATTTGCTTATCATCATCGCCATGCGTAACAAGTTCTATACCCTCTATTAAACGCAAATAAGCTGCCATAGTATCTTCTGCCCTATGTCCACAATTTACGGCTAAATGCCCTTTATCATTCATTGGTTTGCGCAATTCGGGGCGGTGGTAACTATACCATGTTTTGCGCTCGCATGGTTGCCCTACAGAAGATGCCCCTAAATAATTGCGTGGCTTTTGATTGCGCTCAATATCGCATAATATTTCACGCAAACGCTCTAATGTTGGGTCATTTTCTGTAAAGGCAACCATTATCATAATATTACCAAGCTGGCTTGTTAAAAGTTTTTGGCTGCGCAGTTGGCGCAGGGGCTTCGCTCGCTGCATTAGCTGGCTTGATATAATTTAGCTTATTATACGTTTTGCCGTTATAAGTTGTGTGTTTAACTTGCGCAGAAAACACGCCATCAATCATATCATCAGTATCTAAACCAGTTGGATTAGGCTTGCGTCCAGTTACGCCAAAATAGATTTTGCCTAAATCTTGCGCTGCATATTTGCGAGTATCTGAACTTTCATGATTTGTTTGATAAAGCACAGTGTAAGTTTTATCATCATCTTTATTCAAAAACTCTAATACAATACCTTGCTTAATTGCTTCGGCTGAAACAACTTTAATTAAATATTCTCCCTCTGGCGGATTATAATTGTTGTAATCATTTGCTTCTGGGTCAAATCCTTCATAATCATATTCTACTTTAACCATAATATTTACTCCTAATTGTTGTTGTTAAATGTGTTAGTGCCTATCGCTGAAATAAAGCTATTCCAGTTGCAGGGAACTTCTTTTGGCAATGCAAGGCGATTTTTTGTTCTCGCACCTAGCATACTACTTGAATATAAAATTGTTTCGTTGCTTTCAATTTTACCATTTGGTGATTTATCACTAGTAATCATTTTTTTCTTTGCTAGCAAAACTGCGTCCGCCCATTCAATGGCAGCAGCTGCAAACTTATCATGCAATTTTATTGTATGTTCTTCGTAATCACCATCAATAGGGTCGCTTCTTGATTTTATTAAAGTGTGCGCTATCAAAATAATAGACATATTTTTTTTATCACGCAATTCATCTAACTTATCACGAAAAGCGATAAACTTATTACACGCTAGAATATACCCATTGCCGTATGCGGTTATTCCATTTGATTTATCAGAAATGCTATTGGCTTTTGCTGATATGCAAATTTCATCATGAATAAACCGTTCAAGGCAATCTAATGTATCAAGTCCAAGTGTTTTATAATCATGTTCTTCATTCAATAAAGCATCAATTATTTGATTACAAGCTGCAAAGTTTTTAGGCTTGGCTTTATTAAAATCATAATAATCTGCACTACCCTCTAAATCCATTAAAATTGCTTTGGTAGAATTTCCAGCAAATGGAGTTTTACCAACTCCCTCTTTTCCATAGACAACAATCCTTGGTGGTTTTGCGCCATGTTCATTTGTTACTACTTTTTGCAATAATGACATTATTTCAACTCCTTAATTGTTACACTATTAACATCTATTTCGCTCAAACCAAAATCTCCATTTACGGATTGCTCATTGCCAAATTCTGTTATAGCACGCTCAATATATTTGATTATTTTTTGCTCGTCTTTTTCTGCAAAATCTACATCTACCTCTATTAACATTTATTTCAACTCCTTAATTGTTATAGTTGGATTACCTGCCTCAACAGTTCTTGCTTGCTCAAACTCACCACGGTAAATAAATGGCATGTTTTTATAGCGTGTTTCTGATACCGATAATTTACGGTCTATATATTCGCTTGCATCTTGCCCTGACGCTTCAATTTTACCCCACAAATCAACAAGCAAATCATTATCCCAAGTAACTTTTTTAGGATAATTTAAGGTAACTTTTACAGTTAATCCATTGATTGTTGCGCTGCCTGTGCCGTAATCTTTATCTAATTGGTTTTTAATATTATCTTCATTTAGTTTTGCAATTTGTTGTTCAATATTTATTTTAATTAAGTCAATCAATTTGCGATTAGCTTGTGCGCCTTGCTCAATAGCTTTTAATTGCTGCCATTGAATAATTAATGCTTCTGTTTGTTCTATTGTCATTTTATTTATTCCTTTTTACATGTTGACAAAATTAAACATAATGTATTATAGTTTTAATTGCAACAATAAAATGAAAAAATAATTTAACAAAATAGGATTATATATGTATAATGATAGAACAATATATCATGATGATGATTGCGGAACAAAAAGAGAATATTTAGGACTGAGAATTGATGCTAAATTAAAAAAAGAGTTAGAGGAATTGGCAAGGGATAACAAAAGAAGTCTTTCTGGACAAGTTGAATTAATTTTAGAGCAAGCAATTAACCAATAAGGTTTTGAATATATGTCTATATTTGCAGATAACGCACAAAGATATTTTGATGCGGGGTATAATATATTGCCTTTAGCCAAAGGAGGCAAGCAACCAGTTGTTAATGGCTGGCAGGAATGGGGCAAGCGGAAGCAGCCACAATTTCAGATTGATAATTGGGTCAATATTTATGGTGATGGTAATATTGGCTTACCACTTGGTGAAAGCAATAATGTTATTGCACTTGATTTTGATATAGATGTTGACGGATTACATGCAAAAATCATTGCTATGATAAAGCCTTCACCAGTGCGTAAAGTTGGCGCAAAGGGTTTTACGGCTTTTTATCGTTATAATGGTGAGCGTAATAGGCGATGGAAAACGGAAGGTGAAACAGTTGTTGAGTTGCTATCAACTGGCACTCAAACAGTTATGCCATATTCCATTCACCCTGATACTGGCAAGCCGTATATATGGCTAACAGAGGATAACTTGCTTGATTATGATGCCATGGATTTACCACAATTACCTAATGATTTTATTGATAAAGTTGATGAATTATTTGGAATTAAGCGAAAGATTATTGAATATAGCAGAACTAATAAGCGAAAGATTATTGAATATAGCAGAACTAATGAAGGTGGCGATATTGAGTTAGATACTGTTAAAAGTGCATTACAGTATATTGCAGCAAATGAATATTCTACTTGGATTGAAATTGGTATGGCGTTAAATCATACTTATGGCGATAATGCTTTTAATGTGTGGGATAGTTGGAGCGCAACGGCTGCAAATTATGACCCTGCCAAAATGGATTACAAATGGCGTTCATTCGGGGCTTATACGGGTTCAAAAATTAGTGCAGCAACTATTTTGCATTATGCTATTGGTGGTGGGTGGTTGCCTCCTAGATTACTTAATGATGATGCGGTTATTGTAGTTGGCGAAAAAAGCAAAAAGCCAAGTAAGAAAAGCAATGTGCAGAAAATGCAAATTGCAAATGAAACAAATAATAGCATTCCTGACCATTTGTTAAACGCTCCTAATTTGGTTGGTGAGCTTGTAAATTGGATTGAGAGTTGTGCGATACGCAAACAACCCGCCTTGGCTCTGGGGGCGTCCATAGGGGCGGTTGGCACTGTTATGGCACATAGATTTAGAACTCCTAGCGATTTGCGTAGCAACATGATGACTTTGGGTATATGTGGCTCGGGTATGGGTAAAGACCATGCTAGAAAGTGCATATCTATGTTATTTAATGAAGTTGGTATGGGCGAAAAGTTGCTTGGTGACTTTGCTAGTGATACAGCGGTAATTAGTGCATTGCATAGCAGGGCAGGAATTGGATTTGCTATGACTGACGAAATAGGCGATGCTTTGGCTGCAATGGGTAGTAAAAATGCAGGAAGTTATGAAGCTAGGATTTTACGGATAACTAAAGAATTATTCAGCAGTGCTAATACTGTTTATTTGGGCAAGGAGTATGCTAACCATGATGGCAAGATGGAAGCAAAGCGGATTAATCAACCTTGTTTGTCGGTTTATGGAACTAGCACCGAGAAGCAATTTTATGATACTTTAAGTGGCGATAAAATCCTAGATGGGTTTTTGCCTAGATGGTTAATTTTTGAAGGCAATGGACATTCGCAAAAGACTGGTAAAATAAATACCGTTATAAACGCCCCTGATAGCCTCATAGAAGCCTTTAGAAAGATTTATGATATAAACCCTGCGGGCGATAGTCCTTCCCTTGTGGTGGGGCGTATAAAGCCTCGTGTGGTAGATATATCAAACGGCGCAGCGGACAAGTTTAATCAGCTTGATGATTATGCGGAAGAAATGCGCTTAAAGGAATACGATAAAAAAAGCGGTTTTGATGCGCTTTATGCTCGCATTCCTGAACATGCTTATAAATTAGCGTTAGTTGCGCATGGTGAAGGCGGTATTAACGCAAGCGTGGCAGCGTGGGCTTGCGAATTGATGATGCATTTATCGGCGCGCATGGTTGCTATTGCTAAAGAAAATATAGGCAATAATGATTATGAGCGTGATTTAATGGCAGTTTTAAGATTTATTGCAGAAAATGAAGGGGGAATAAACAAAAAACCTATTATTCAAAAATTCAGACGGATAGCTTTACAGGACTTAAATAAAATATTGCATCATTTGGCAGAAAGTGGTAGCGTTGAAGTTGAAGAAAAGTCATCAAAGGGTAATAATAAGCCGATGCACGTTTTTCATGCAGTTTAATTAAAATTGCAAGGTGTATTCAAGGTGTTGGCAGGGTGCAGAATAAAAATACACCTTGCAACATATTGAAAATAAAGAATAAAATAGCTAAAAATAGGCGCAAGGTGCAGGGTGTAAGGGGGTATTAATATACCCCCATTTTTTTGTGTATTTTTTGGATAAGTATGCACCCCCTTACACCCTGCACCTTGAACTATATATGTATATATATATTATATATATTATTATTATAAATCAATACGTTATGTTTGTTGTGTGTGCGATTTGCAAGGTGTAAAAATAAAATACACCCTGCAACACCTTGCAATTTCTTTGCAATTTATTAACTGGTGACAATCCGTCACCAGTTGAAGCGGTTACATTTTATAACCAGTTCACACAAAAAAAAGAGGGTAGCAACAGCACCCTCTATTAAATTAAAATATTCATAATTTTATCTGCTTACCTCGTTTATTAATTGTCCTATTGCATTAGTTACCCGATTTTATCGGGCAGCTTAAAATATTCATAATTTTATCTGCTTACCTCGTTTATTAATTGTCCTATTGCATCAGTTTTTTCAATATCAGCTTCAAAGTTTGATGGAGTTAGTTTTATATCATTATGTCTAACCTCCATATAACCTCGTTAATTTGGTATAACTAACTGCTGCGTTGTTACCATATAGCTATAACAAATAGCTATAAAAGCAACCCAACCTAAACTTGTGACTAAAAAATATTTCATAATTAAATCCTCCCCTTGAAATATCGTTATGTTATCTACTTATCATGAATGCAACAAAACCAACCCACAATAAGCAAATAAAAACACTTATAATTAATTCTGTTCTCATAGTTTATCTTCTCCCCTTAAAATATCGCTCCGCATCATCGCCTAATATTCTCGTATGTGCGTCAATGGCGGATTGCTCCGTGGCGAAACGTGGTAATCCATCATAAAAAAAGTGGCTATTGTTTGTTGCTTTTATGCTATTTGTTTTTTTGTCAAAAAATGCACCATACCAATCACCTTCCACCCAATCAGCAGCGTCCCACAACGCCGTTTCATACTTCCTGCGGGTGACTTGTTCCCAAAGCAAAAGCTCTTCTTCATCTAGCCTGTAAATATTACCAGTTTCATATAAAGCATCATCTGATAGTTTGCCGATCCAAGTATTTTTTTTTGCTTCGTAACCATTCCAAAACAAATAATCCTCACCAGACTTAGGCTTCCAGCGTTTAGTTTTAGCCTCCGTTGCTTTTTTTATTGCTTCTTTTATTGCTTCTACCTCTTTGGGGTTAACGCTATCCCAAAAATCAAAATATTGGCTTTTCTTGATATCTATCTCAATTTCAACTTCTTTAATTTCTGACTTGAAAATATATGTTTCATTTTTAGCAACATTATGCAAAGTGATTACTTGCTTATCTTTCATTACTGGCAAAATTATTGTTAGGTTTTCACTTGTTTTTATCGTGTTCATTTTATTCTCCATCAGTATAAATTATGGTTACATTACTGTTTCTATCAACTGGTAAATATTGCTTGTTTTTTAATTCATATATTGCTCTTGCATATATTGCTCGCCTAAAGCCCTCACTAATATGATACAAAACATCTGGCAAACTATTACGTGGACATTTTGATAAATCATCATCTGTAAAATCTTCAAATGAAATCCCTAGATAAGCCGATAATTCAAGTTGTTTTGTGATTTCACGTTCCAGCAATTCCGCTTGCTGTTTTTCTGTTAAATCTGTGTAGTTAGGTAATGTTTTCATGTTATTTTTTTCCTATTTTAATAAATCTTTAAGTTGTTTAATTTGATTTTCTAAATCGCTGATTTGTTTCCGTTTAGAGCTGCCATCAACTAATTTATCCTGTTTAGCTTTAATCTCAAGCAAGGTTTTTTTAGCCCTTGCAATAGCTACGTTTATTTCTTTCTCCGTCATTTTAGCCATGTTGTTTCTCCTGCTTAATCTGTTTTAACTCCCACACAAAGCGGGCTTTAATTTCTTCACTTGTTGGGTAGGGTGGTTGTGGGTTCATTAATAATCCTCCATATTATCTATAATTAATTTAACTCTAGCTCGCAAAACAGTAGCACTTGCTCTAGGATAATGCAATTTGTCATCACGGGCATTTAACCAGCCATGCTCATAAGCTGGTGAACGATTATGTTTCAGATATTCTGGATATTCTAACGTTTTAGCGGAACTTCCATCAAGATAACCTTCCATCATATCTTTTTCAGCTTGATTAAAAACTGGTAACTGGTTCATATCTCCCCCCGCTCAATAGCTGCGTTTATAAGGGCTGCGTTGCCTGCGGTTAGTGGTTTAGTGCCTAAATACCAATGATTAACTGTCACTGGTGATTTGGCGGGCTTAAATATATTTGCAACTTCATTGATAATTAAATATTTGTGTCGCTTTGTTTCTTTATGGCGTTGTCTTAACCATGCTGCAAATGTGGCGTTGTCTGTGATTTGTGTCATGTGTTATACTCCTATCCATTCTTGATTAGTTATTGGTTGAAATGTGGTAGAATAATTGCCCGACCCAACTTCATAAAAAGTAACTTCTTTTATACTGGAGTTTATTCTTTCTAATTGCCAATTTTCTAATGGTTTTTGATTATCCCAAGATTTTTTGTAGTAATTTATTATGTCTGTTCTAGCGTTCATTTTTTTCTCCATGTTAGCAGTTTATGCACTTGCTTAGGTGGGTTGTTGGTTATGCTGCCTTTTTTGTGTTTAAGTTTTTATGTAAAATATCTGCCATATCATTAGTCACCTTATTTTTGAAATCCTTATCACTTCCAAACTTAGCCAAAAACTCAGCGTCTTTTTTAAGCATCAACTGAAACGCAGCATCAAAATCATGCGTAAGGTTATTTTCTATTGCCGTAACCGCAACACGGTTCATTGTCGCTTCAAAATCAGCCAATTTAATGTTATGTTTTGCTAATTTTTTTTCTAAATAATTCATTTTCTAATTTCCCTTTCAGCTTCATTGCTGCCTTAAAAACAATATAGCATGGGAAACCAAAAAAGGCAACCAGAAAAGGTAGCATTTATTATATTTCTTGTGCATAACTCTGTGGATTAAAATAATGCTTGCAAAATCATTTATATAAATCATAATAACGCAATGAGAGAAACTGCTAGCAATCGTGGCTATAATAACAGATGGCGAAAAGCACGATTGCATTTCTTGCAACAAAATCAATTATGCGTAATGTGCAAGCAAGCAGGATATACTAACGCTGCAACAGTGGTTGACCATATTAAACCACATAAAGGCGATACAACGCTATTCTGGGATGTGAGCAACTGGCAACCATTATGCGCAACACATCACAATAGCACAAAGCAACGTAGTGAAAACCAAGGATATGACATAGGTTGCGATGTTTCAGGGCTGCCTATTGATGCTAATCATCATTGGAATAAGTGACATTTATGTTACGATTTTGTTGCGATTATGTCACAGGTAGGGGGGGGTAGTCAATCTCTGGGGCTTTTTGCCTTGATAC